ATGAATGAAGAATATAATACTTTAAGAGCAGAGGTATTGCAAAAAATTGAATTGCATAATAAATTGATTATGTTTGCAATTACAACCACCGTTGCTATTTTAGCTTTTGCATTTTCCCAAAACAATGCTTATCTTTTCCTTTTACCTTTTTGTGTTATAATACCAGTATCATTAAGAGTAATTTATTACAGATCGGCAATGGTCAAAATCTCTGCATATATTGCTGTATTTATTGAACCTAAAAACAAGAACTATAATTGGGAAACAAGAAACCATAAATTAAACATCTCAATTAATAATAATATTACAAAGGCTTTGAGAAGTAATATTAACTATGATTGTTTGATACTATCAATTTCTTGTTACATATTGTTTGTAGTAAGATTTTTAAATATGACTTCTAAAATAAATTTTGATTTTTGGATAGCTGTAATCAGCCCGATATTATTAGTTATTATAGAATTGATTTTATCAATTAAAGGAAACAAATTATATAAAACAAAACAATATTGGATTGATAAATGGAAAATAATGCATGATAAAGAATGTATGGAAAATGAAATAGATAATTTATCGGTGAAGTCTTTATAGGAATTGTAATAAAATTCATATAATATTTTTTAATAAATATTAGTTGCAAAAAGTTTTAATGAGCGTTACAATGCGGGTGAGGTGATGATATGAACGGTGTAATTTATGCAAGATATTCAAGCGAAAATCAGCGAGAAGAGTCTATTGACGGTCAGTTGAGAGAATGTACTGCTTTTGCACAGCATAACGATATTCAAATAGTCGGTGAATATATCGACCGTGCTTTTTCTGCTAAAACTGATAATCGTCCTTCGTTTCAGAAAATGATTAAGGATAGTGCGAAAGGTGAATTTGATGTTATCATTGTTTGGAAATTAGACCGTTTTGCCCGTAATCGTTATGATTCTGCTCATTATAAAAACATACTCAAAAAGAACGGTGTTAAAGTTGTATCTGCAACTGAAGCAATAAGCAGTGGTGCAGAAGGTATCATTCTTGAATCTGTGCTTGAAGGTATGGCTGAATATTACTCTGCGGAGCTTGCCGAAAAAGTAAGTCGTGGAATGAAAGAAAATGCTTTGAAATGTAAGTATAATGGTGGAAGTGTCCCACTTGGTTATTATATAGATGAAAGCAAGCATTTTCAAATTGATTCGAGTGTTGCACCATTTGTTGTTGAGTGTTTTGAGCATTATGCAGACGGCATGACAATGAAACAGTTCCGTGATGAGCTGAATATGAAAGGTGTAAAAAACAGCAGAGGTGGTAAGCTTTCTATTGATGTTATTTCTCGAATGTTAACTAACAGAAAATATCTTGGTGAATATACTTTTCAGGATATTACCATCAAAGACGGAATACCTGCTATTGTCTCTACATCACTTTTTGAAAAAGTACAGGACCGACTTACTAAAACGAAAAAAGCACCCTCAAGCCATAAGGCTGATGATGACTATATCTTAACTACTAAATTATTTTGCGGTAAATGCAAATCCTTTATGGTTGGTGAAAGCGGGACAAATGCTCAAGGTAAAAAATATCGTTACTATAAATGTGTTAATCACAAAAAGCATCAAGGCTGCGATATGAAATCAATCAGAAAAGATTTGATTGAGAATATGACAATTAAATATATACGGGAATTTCTGAATGATGAAGATTTAATCAACACTCTTATTGATTTAGCATACGATGCTCAACACAAAGAAAATGAACAGTTACCTCTTTTAAGAAAACAGCTCGCTCAAACAGAAAAAGGTATAAAAAATATTGTAGATGCGATTGAGCAAGGTATCAGCACAAAATCGACAAGAGAAAGATTGCTTGATTTAGAACAACGCAAAAATGATATTGAAATGTCCATTTCAAAAGAGTCAATAGAAAATCCAATGCTTACTAAAAAGCAATTCAAATTTTGGTTTGACCAATTGAAAAAATTAGATATTTCAAAAAGTGAGCAAAGACAAAAGCTTGTTGATTTGTTTGTAAACAGCATAATTATTTATGATGACCATATCAAATTCTTCTTTAATTACAAAGAACATACAGAAACCATAACTTTTGATGAATTAAATAATTGTTCGGATTTACCCGACTCACCTCGACCAAAAAAAGAGATACCAAATGAAAGGTATCTCTTTTTATTTAGTATGCACAAGACCTGAACTTGCGGCAGGCTTCTCCGAATTCGACGAGCTAAAGCGAAGTGCGAATTTGGGAGAAACAGTCCGGTGGACTGTTTCGTAGAAGGCTAGTTCAGTTCTGTGTCACCTCGACCAAAAGGACTACCTAATGGTAGTCCTTATTTTTTCTATAATCACTCATCATAATATTTCTTACGGATTGCTCCGAATATCTGTTGTATTTGTCGGTGCTGTTAAAACATCAGACTGTATTGTACAGGAAATGAAGGGACTGTAATTTTTGTATAATAATTGACAAACTGCAAATAATATGATATAAATAAAGTGTAGTATACGATTATCATAAAAATGGAGTTGGCATTATGGAATATATTGAAAGAGAGCTTGAAAGAAAATTCATTGAAATGGACTCATTCTTTAAAGCAATTCTTGTTATCGGCGCAAGGCAAGTTGGCAAGTCAACAATGCTCAAGCATCTTGCCAGAGAGAAAAATCGAACTTATGTTACAATGGACGATGATTTTGCAAGAGAACTTGCTAATGATGACCCGATACTGTTTTTTCAAACATACAAGCCACCTATTTTAATAGATGAAATTCAAAAAGCACCGAATCTTCTTGAACGCATAAAAATTATGTGTGACGAGAGTGAGGAGAAAGGTCGTTTTTGGCTTACAGGTTCTCAAAGGAAAAAGCTTATGGAACGGGCACAAGAATCGCTTGCGGGCAGGCTCGGTATATTGAAGTTATATACGCTTTCTCAAAGAGAAAAGGCAGGATATATCAATGCAAACGAACTTGATTTTTCTTTGCCTTGCTTACAAGAAAGAGCAAATAATATGCCAGAGAATGATATAAATAATGTTTATGAGCATATTTGGAGAGGCGGCTATGCCGATGTACAAAATGCAACTGATGAGCAAATGCAGGTTTATTATCAATCATATATTGACAACTATTTGATTGCTGATGCCGTTAATGACGAGGGTATAACAGATACTGCTTCGTTTAAAAGATTTTTGCGTTCTTGTGCGGCGCTTATTGGAAATTTGCTGAATTATAATACGCTTGCAGAGTCTGCCGGAGTTTCGGTTGTGACTGCAAGAAAATGGCTTTCCGTTTTGCAAGATATGGATGTAATTTATCTGCTTGAGCCGTATTCTAATAACGAACTTCAGCGACTTGTTAAAACACCAAAATTGTATTTTTGCGATACGGGGCTTTGTGCATATCTAACAAGGTGGCTGACTAAAGAGTCCTTGCGTGACGGAGCGGCAGGCGGTCATTTTTATGAAAATTATGTAATTATGGAGCTTGTAAAAAATTACGAATATGCAAAATCAAACGCAATTTTGTCATTTTATAGGGATTCAAATGCTAAAGAAATAGATGTGTTTGTTGAAGAAAACGGAAAAATACATCCGCTTGAAATTAAGAAATCGGCAAATCCCGATAAAAGGGAAATTAAGAAATATAACGTTCTTGATAAAACTACAGTCGAACAAGGAAACGGTGGAATAGTTTGTATGTATCCAAAGCCGTTTCCGATTGACAGAATGAATTGCTATATTCCATCAAATTTAATTTAATGATTAAAATCACAACATATAGACATCTTTTGATGCTTATGTATAATTAAAAAACACTAATTTAATATTTCAAGGTATATTATTATGAGCAAATACGAAAAAATCGAATTAACCAATATGTGTATGATTTATGACAACAACGGTAATGTTGTGGTTCAAGATAAAATCAACCAATCTTGGGGTGGCATCACTTTCCCCGGCGGTCATATTGAAAAACAAGAATCTTTTGTTGATTCCGTTATCAGGGAAGTTAAAGAAGAAACGGGACTTATTATTAAAAATCCTAAATTATGTGGCATTAAGTGGTGGGAAGTAAAAAGAAACAAACGCTATGTGGTTTTACTTTTTAAAGCCAGCGAATACTCCGGAACCTTAAAATCATCTAACGAAGGAAAGGTGTTTTGGACAAAACTTGAAACATTAAAAACTATGAATCTTGCCGAAAGTTTTGATAAAATAATTGATGTGTTTTGCGAAGATAATGTTCAGGAATACATACAAAGAAAAGACCACGATAAATGGATTGATATATTTAAATAAAGTTAAGGCACAACCTACGGAATTTTTCTCCGTAAGTTGTGCCTTTTTCTCATCTATAAATTATTTGTTGGTTAGCATTTTTTGTTGTTAACCTTACAACATATGTAAGCAACAATATGATATATACAATATCTAAACACCAAAAACGATTCGTTTGATTTTATGAGTTAGCGTTTTTATCTAATAATCCCAATAAACCGTTCCGTCTTTGTTCCAACGTATTGCGTGAATATCGGCATAATATTCATCTGTATTTTTATCGTAAAAACCGAAATCTCCCTTGCTTTTATCAAAATCAAGTATATTGTCGGAAAAGACTATCCAGCCATTTTTGTCGATATATGTAAGCAAACTGTCATACCGGGGGTTATATTTATTTTCCTTTGTATTGACAATACAAACATATTCAAACTGCTTAGCGTCATACTTAAATTCTGCACCATCCTCGGTATAGTATACCACGTTTTCCAATTCGTTGTACTCAATACCCTTTCGGTCATAGTATTTTGATACAGTTTCGGTAGAGGATGAATGAGTATCACTCAATTTATTATATATGATATTAACAGAACCTGCCGCAGAATTAGCAATCAGCAATACCGTTAGAACTACAATAAGTGCTTTTTGTGTGGTACGGCTCTTTGATTTTAAGCACTTAATTACATCAATAACAACGTATAAGTCACAGAAAATAAAAATTGCAAAATATTCAATAGTCTTTCTTTTAATATTATTTCGTTTGTCAAAATGCAAATAAAGTGACAAAATAATAATACTTTTAACAAAAATAAATATTATTTTTATTAAAACTTCTTTTTCTGAAAACATCAATTTGCTCCTTTTGTAGTGATAGCAATATGGTTTATTGTAAATCAAAGTCAATATATAAATATTATAATTATTCTTAACTATAGTAAAAATAAATTTTACAATTTTTCGTCTAAAACTAATTTATAAAATTAAAAATATTTACCTCAATGTTACAAATAAGAATTTTCAATGATTAAATTATATGACATATTAAGACTTATTTCAACAAAAAAAATCACTGATAAATCTAAATGTTATGATTGTAATGTGCGTTTGTGTTGTTCTACAAATTCAAAATATGCAAACTTTTTACAAACAAATGATTTTATTAGAAAAAAGCTAATAAAATAACTATATGTACTTGGAATTGTTTTTTGCGCAAACATTAAACCGCCCAAGCACAATGCTTGGGCGGTTATTTTACCTTAGGCACACATAACTGTATGGTATGCCTCTTTCGTTTAAGCAAACATATTCATCTCTTATACCTGATGATTCCTGCTCCACTTTTATCGTTTTTCTTCCATCTAATAGTTGCACACCGTTTGATGTACCGTGAGTTGAAGCAAAACCGACATAAACATATCCCTTGCCTAAAGTTTTATCCCATACTTCAGGTGAAACACCGACTCCGAAAATTAAAATCACAGACGGTTTAAATGGGCATCCGGTTTGAATACTGCGAACTGATTCGCCGCTGCCGTAATAAACACCGCAATGCACATTCTTGTTCCATTTTTCTCTGTCTTCTTGTGAAACATGGTATGAAACATCGTTTTTATGCTCTGTTATCTGCTTATCAATAATTAAATTATCATTGCAAAAATCTTCTCTTTTAGGTTTATCACCGCCGAGCCAAAGGTTTAAGCCTAATTCTGTTTTATTTGAACTGCTCATATATTACCTCCTAAACTATCAAAAAAATTAAATGTATTATTACAAATTTTTTCCCAATCATCAGCACAGTAATCAAATGAATCATATGCATCAAAATCAAGATTTGCACCGCTTGCACCAAGCACAACACCCGAGCAAAGATAATCATCCAAAAATGATGTAACTTTAAAAATATCGCCGAAATTTTCACTGCCAATCGGGCCTATAAACATATTAAATACAGATGAAAAGCCGATTTCAAAACTATTAAGTATCTTTTGAAATTCATTTTTCAATTCATTAAGCCTGTAATCATCATACTTAGACGATATGAATTTTTTAATTACATCTTTATCAAAACGAGTTACATCAAATAATTCGCACATTTTTTGCCTGCCGATATTAAGCGAAGAATCGGCAAATGTTTCATTCAAAACAGTATCAAAATTCTGCTCCACTATGCTAAATCCGGCACAAATACTTTTTATCATAGCTAAATTACTGCTTTTCGCACCTACATTTAAGCCTAAACTTGCATATAATTTTTTCAGCCTGTCTTCCATAGTTAAATTATTACTTTTCATATAGTTCAACCTCCAAGTTATCAAGAAGCAGGTAACTATCTGTATCACAATTGATTAAATCGCCCAAAAGTGCGTCGCTCGTTATTTCAACACTGTCTACGCTGTCATATTTTAGTATGGCCTTTCGGAGTTCATCAAGAGTTATGCTGTAATCAATTTTATTTCTTGTTAAAATCTCGTACAAGTCATCATATATTTTTTGCCGAATTGAATCTTTGTCATCAATATAATTCATAGTAACAAGTGCTTTGACATTATAATGGGTTTTTAACGCATTTTTAACCTGAACATCCACACCGAAAAGCTCACATTGAGGAAAAAGCGACTTAATTTTGCTTGTATCATCACTCGTAAGTTCTCTTGTGCAGGATACTATAACATCAACCTTACCCGCTTCACTGCTTTGCTTTATATGGCAGTCATTATAATCTTCAATGTTTTTAACTTCAAGTTCAATTGAACTTTTGTTAAAACCGTTAAGCGGAATTTTGAAAGTTTCAATAATTCTTTTTCTAAAAGCACTGTCGCTTTCATTATCGCTTCCACCAGTCATTTCATCGCGGTTTATTACATATTCAATACCAAGCGGAGCTTTAACCAAAACAGTAATTTCACCGCTTTGTGCATTAAAGCTTTCACCGTTTTCCATTGCTGTACATAAAACTTCACATTCAGTCTGCCCACTGGCAAGCGTAACATTTTCATTTGTGATATATTGAATTAAAGGATTTTCGCCCTTTGAACATACAGTTCCTTTTTCAATTATAATATCAGTATCACTTGCTTCATTTATGCCGAAAGATAAAATACCGCTTGCCTTCGTTCCTGATTTTCGCTTGCAACTTCGAAGTTCACCGTGCCTGTCAAGATATTCACCCGTCGCACTTTGCACAAACGCCTGCTTTAAAATAAAATCACTGTAACACGACAGTGCATATAATTCACTTGCAATTGCCTGAAGCTTTTTTTCTTCAACCGTACCCGGCAGCAACTTTTTTTGTGTATAGTTTTCATAAGTTTCCGTCATACTTTTTTGTATTTCTTCCCAAGTAGTTTTCAAAGTTCAATTTTCACCTGCCTTTCCTCATCATTTATTAAAACATTAACCTTTAAAACCGCATCATCAAAATCAAGAGATTTAACATATACACCGTCAAGATTTGATACAGCACTTCTGACAAAAGAGAGCATTTCATTTATATTTTTTGAAAGTCTTATTTGGCTTCCAAAATCTTTATCCGGATAAAAATCACCTTTTTTGCAATATATTGCCATTTTGCAGGCATTCATTATATCAATAATTTGTTCATTTGCTTTGTTCAATAATTTTACCCTCCTTTGATATTAAAAGCCCGTTTAGTTCTATACTTCCGTCATTTTTAAGATGTATATAAGCGCCTGAAAGAGAAGTAATTTTCACTTCCCCGTAACCCACTGCCGAGCTATCACTTTCAACACCGATGCAAACTTGTTCTCCGCCGCCTTGGGTAAGCAGTAATTTTTCGCCTTTAGGCACGCAGGAAACATATCCGTAAGGCGAATAAAAATCAACATTTCTTTCAACTCCCGTTGAAGCAGCTTCAATTTTTCCACCAAAATTCATTGTCACCTTTCCGCACTCGGTAGGCGGCAACTTTTCTTCTTTAATAATTTGCCTGCTAATCCACATAGTTTACCTCCTTAACATCAATGTTTTTGCCAAGCACAAGCTTGCATTTTTCGCCGTTTTTATCATAAGAATATATTTTTTCCAAAAGCAAATAATCATCAAATTTGCCGATAAGGCTTTCATAATTAAATCGCTGATAAAGTTCGCTGCTGCAATAACCGTTAATTGTTATTTCCAGACACTTGTAATTTTTAAACGAATCTTTTATCATTTTAGAAATTTTATAATTTCTTTGCCAGCTTGCAAGTGAAATAAGATTTACATATCTGTTTCGCAAAAAGCCCAAATCTTTTGCCGATTTTGAATAAGTGTGGCAATCATAATTTGATGAAAACTCCTTTTTGTAATGAACGGCGGATATAGGCTCACTTCTGTTAATAATACTTTTTACACTTAAAATAGGGTACGAATTCAGATTAAGAATATCTTTACTTGGCTCAAGCATAATAATTTCATTACTTGCATTTATCCTTATTCCGTTGCCTGAAATCATAGAAACAAGCGAATTTATTGCGCCGAATAACGAAGCACCGCTTGTAACCTCATATTTTTTTAAAGTATAAACATTGGGCAGTTTGAATTTAAAGCCTAAATCTTTAGCATACGCTTGAAAAAGGCTCAATGCACTCGGGCAATTGTATGTATACGCAAATGCGTCATTATCAACAAGCAAACAAGCACTTGAACGGGCATAAATATATGTTTGAAATCCTTTTTCATCAACTGTTGATTTTTGGCAATCACAATATCCGTTAAATATCAATTCATCATCTTTATAAGCCAAAACTTTTTCAATTTCCACAGCCTTTATATTATCAATAAATTTAATGCTCAAACTGTCACACGCGGCTTCGGCTGTTTGGGTTAAAACGGCTGAAATTATATTTTTCAAAGTAATTTCTTCATTATCAACGGTAATTAAAACTATTTTCATTTCAAATTCACCCTTTCGTTTTCCTCTATACTAAAAGGACTTTCAAAATCGTTTAAATTCATAATATCATCAATACAGATATTAGTCCTTTTTGCAATGTCAAAAGCATTTTCACCTAAGCCGGCATAAGTATAATCAAGCGATAGATTTTGCAAGTCTTCACCGCATACCTGAGTGAATTCAAATTCATATTCAATACCGCCTTTTTGTGCGTTGGCATTATATTTAAACAGCGTAAAAATTGCTTTTATCGGATAGAGTGACGGGCAGTGAAGCTCACCTTGTAAACCCTGCCTTAAAAGTTTTGACATCATATTGCATTTTTCCTGTGCATCATCGCCGTATAAAACACCTTTACCTTTTACAATAATCGGTTCTTGGCAAATATCGTTTGCAATACTGTTTTTTCCGTATATTGAATTAACCTTTACATCGCGTGACGCAATAACTTCAATATATAAAGGATTCGTTTCAAAAACAAAATCATTAAATCTCATTTTTATTTTATTCATCATTCATTTGTGGATTTATCATAACGATTTTTGTCAAGGCGAATAATTTCACTGATGTTTTCTGCCTGTTCATATTCTTCGTCCACCACTTTCACCTCCGAAATCAACATTTGCATTTATATTTAACACACATTTAAGCACATAGCCTTTTACATATTTTGAATAAGAAATCGGCCCGGCTTTAATACCGATAAAATTGAATTTTTGGCTTACTCTGCAAATATTAACTAAAACTTCATTTGCAAAATCCGGCTTTTCTTTCGGCACATAAATATCGGCATTTATTTTGATACTTGCGTATTTTGAAGTATCCCCAAGCTGTTCGGGCAAAACATCAACTTCGCCAAGTCCGATTGTTACAATGGTGTGCTTAATTTCACCGGCAAAGGAAACATTAGGATAAGGCTTGATGATTTTTATATTTTCAAAAAAGCTGTCTGCTTTAATTGCTTTTGCAAAAGATAAAATAAAATCGTTAATATTCATCATATTGTGTCTCCTTCACTTCCCTCAAAATACCCGTATAATAAATAGTTTCATCATTTATTTTAACGGCATTTTTGCGCAAAAACTTATAACTAATATCGTTATAAATCAGGCGTCCATCTTCTTCAATTTCAAAAATATTGTGCGTTTTAGGGCCGATATATAAATGGTATCTTGCTTTATTTGTTCCGACTTTGGTTACACTATCGTCAAAGGCACTGCTCTTTTTTCGCCACAGCGGACTAACGGTGCATTTAAAAGGCATTGATGTCCAGTCACCGTCTTTAAGCACAGCAGTTGAACCTATTTTATCAAGCTGGTTTTTAATAATATAAGCACTGTTCATATCACACCGCCTCAAATGCAAAACCTTTATCTTTAATCAGTGAGGTACACTGTTCAAAAGCGAAACTACAAATAGCTTTTGCATTTTCAAGGTTTGAAGATGTGTCGATTGAATACGACACATCCCCTGCCTTAAATGAAGTAATACCCTCTGACTGATTAGTAAGCACATATTGGTAATAAGCCCTTGCCGCACATAAAAATACAACTGTGTTTTTATTTTCATCTCCGTCATTTTTTAAAAGTGAGTTGATATATTCCGTTTCCATATAAATCAAAGATTCATACTTTCCCGCTTCTTCCTCACTTAATGATGAAAGGGTAATAAAATCTTTTTTAACTTTTACTAAATCAGTCATTTAATCACCTTACGCCTGTTTGCAGAAAACACGAATAGCATTAGGGAAAATGCAGTTAAAGCCTACAATTGTTGATATGCTGGCTCTTTCAAGCTGGCGGTCAATAAGCTTGTCAAATTCTGTTGTAATATCACTTGCAACTACTCTTTCAATCGCATAATTTTTATCAAGAGCAACAATATATCCGTCTGCAATATTAGTGTTAATAATAACTTCCGCACCGAAAGGAGTAAGTATTTTGCCTGTACCGTGGAAATCAAGGCCTGCATCGGCATCTCTGAACTGCGGTAATTTGAGAATTTGAGCATATGTATTAGGACTCATTACCATTGTTGTAAGGTTGAAAGGTGACATTGAAGCATAAAGATTTACAAGGCCATCATAAGTAATTGTATCACCGGTATACTTTATGGTATTAGATTCATTACTATTGGCAATTTCAAGAACCTTGTCAACTTCCATATGCATAATATTTTCGCCGATACGACGAAGTGCAAGTGAAAATACATCAAGCTTTTGGAACTTAATTGCTTCATATGAAGCAGAAATAATTTTACCGTACTTATTAAGCTTTGTGAGTGTGTCCTTAACTTTAATCTCAACTGTTTCAAGCTGTGTGCCTTCTGCAATAGGATTAAAATCGGTGTAATTTTCATCTTCGATAAGCTCGATTGACCTGTAATCAAGTGAATCAACAAAAGTAGTTGTTGCTATAATCTTATCAATTGTGCAGTTATCTTTCATACCAAGCTTGATTGAACGGGAAACAAATTCAGGGAAAAGTGCTGCTGAATCAGTAGTTTGGAAAAACTTTGATACAGTATCGCAGTCCTTGCCTGAAACCTTAATATCAAATCTCTTAAGCTGGCGTTCAAATGCGTCAAGCCCTTCAAGTGATGTACCCTTATAATTTTCTGATGGGTCAAGTGCTTCAAGAGCCTGTGTAAATGATTTTCCTGTGGTATATAAACCTTTTTCAATTTTAATATTTTCGTATGACATAAATAATTCCTCCGTTAAATAAATTATAATTTAAATTGATTTACTGTATTTGATGTTTTGTCATCATCTGTTTTAATTTGAAGCTTAACGCTTTTTTCACGGCTTTTCTTTAAAAATGCATCTTTAAAAGACATAAGCTCCTTTGCAGTCATTACTTCGGCAACAGATGTAAATGTTTTAATATCCATTTCCGGCATTGATACTGCACAAAGTCTTACAACCTCTTCCGTAAGGCTCTTTTTATACTGTCTGCCGAGTTCGGCATCATCCTCAAGTGTATCAACATAATCTAAAAGCGAATCAATCTGGCTTTTTGAAACAGATGTTTCCTCGCTCATACCTTTGAGTGTGTTTATAATATCTTCCATATTACTCTCCTTTGTAATTTCAAATGCTTTTGTAACCCCTGCCTCTCTTTGCGCCGGAACCGCAACAAAGCTGAATTCATATGCATCACTTATATCCGACAGTACCGTGCAGGCAATTTTGCCCTTGTATTTTTTGCCGGATATATGCTCGCATCTGCCTTGCCTTTTGTTTTTTCCGCAAATTGAGCAGGTGGCTGTTGATGAAGAACAGGAAATAGAGACTTCCTTTTTTATTCCGGCATCAATTGCCTCAATAAATGATTTGTTTTCATCATTTTTCACAGTGTAAGCTTTTGCTTTAAGCATATAATAAGGCTCACCGTCGGCAGTAATTTTACCGTCAACCTTTTCAATCCAAGTGTCAAAAATTCTTGCCTTTTGGTCACTTGCTTTCATTGAATGGTCGCTTATTCCCGTTTTACCTACAAAAAGCTTTTTAAGTTTTTCAAGTGCCGACAGTGAAAATTTTTCATAATCTCTGTCAATATCATTATCGCAAAGCGTAACCGTAAAAACATAAAGGCTGTCTGCGTCAAAATCACGCCTTGTATACTGATTGATTTTTTTCAAATCTTCGTCACTTGCAGTAAAACTTTTTTCAACATAACCTGATGTCAACTTTCAATCTCCTTTCTGATTTGTTCAGCCTGAGCTGTATAAAGCTGCGCCTGTGCAAGCTCACATTCATCTTGAAGTGTAATTTTCTTCCATTCAACATTCGCCTCATAATTAAGCGAATTAAGTGCAAGATACATATTGCCTATTTGCTTAATTACCGGTTCAAGAATGCGCCTGTATGACTCAAGCTCCGAAGTCAAAATATCTGCCTGCTGCACGCTCATTCTTTCGGTTGATGACCAGCTAAGCCCTAGCATAAAAGGCGGAAGCCCTGTTTTAGCAACAATTTGTTCAAGTAACTGCTTAACAGGAATTTCACTGTCAAGCACAGCATTATCTGCACCTATTACCTTTACACTGACATCTCCGACTGCCACAAAATCCTTAACCGAATTTGAATCCATAGCGTCTTTCCAAGCTTTTGCCACGGTTTGTGCCGTTTCACCGGCATTTGAATATGCGCTATCTTTATCCGGCTTGCAAATAACAGAATATCTGATATTTCCGGCGTGCCTCCAGTTTTCGCCTATTGTGTTATAAATTTCAAGCAAAATATCACTTACAAACGGTAAGCCCGAAAGTAAACTTGTGCCGCACAACTCGGCCGGCTTTGGATTAAGCACGGAGTACAAAATCAAATTAGGCTTGCTGATTTTATTTCCGTAATTATAAAAATCAATATCCACACCGTTTGGTGCTCGCTTAAGCTCAATTGATGAAAGTTCACTGTTATATAACGCATAAATTCCGTCGTCGCACATAACAATTTCACCGATAGCTGTACCAAAAGTCAAAAGCTGATTAAGATAATTTGAAATAAACGACGCAATCCCCTTTTGATTTCCGCCGACATTTATACTTTCAAAATATGAGTTCATCATATCGTTTACTTTTTCATTTCCGGTGTTAAATTTAAAACCTTCGCACAAGCGAACAATTTTGTTAATTGCCGAGTCTAAAATAGGAACTGCATTTCGAAGTTCGGCATATACTCTCGACTCACCGTTTATCGGCATATAACTTGATAAATTATAGTAAGGATGATTTGATGCGATTGAAGTTTGAACTGCACATGCAGTATTTGAATTTTGACTTTTTTTCCTTTTAAAATCTAAAATCTTCAAAGCTAATTCCTTTCTATTGCAACAGATGCAAATGAGCTGTTTTGATTTTCTCTGCCTAAAACTGTGGCAACAAAATAGCGAATATCATCCATTGCGTGATCGTTTTCTTTTTTAACTGCATCTTTTTTTATATTGTCATCCCAGCGGTAAATTGAAAATTCCCTAATAGCATCGGTGCAGGCAGGATATATAAAAATTTCTTCATCCTTAAGTGCCTGGCACACTCTGTTAATGCCTGTAAGAACATCGTTATTTGCCTTGACAACACGAAATTTACCATGCCTTAAAACAGTTTGAATAAAAGATGCAGCCGACGGGTCAATAATCAAAGCTGTTATTTCTCTGTTTTCGGCAAGTTTTTCAAGCTCGCGGTAATATTCCTCATCTGTAAGCTGAATACCGTTGTCCCTGCCTGAATAATAATACTCATCAAGCCTAAACCACTTGCCGTCACATTCACCCCAAAGCCCTAAAGAAAAAGGATTGACTGTTCCGTAATCGCAAGAAAGATAAAAACGATTAAATTTCCCTTTACACTTTTTTATGTGCCTTTCGGGTGAAAACATAGGATATACCAAGCCTTGAGCAGTAACCCATTTTCCCTCAATAAATCTTTCATAAAACGCCCCGGAATAAAGGCTTTTATACCTATCCTTAACGCTTTGTGATAACGAGGGATTATCGTCCATAGTGAAATGGATATACAAAATCTGCTTTTCTTTTGCTTTCTTTATCCATTCCATATAAAACCAATGATACGGATGTTCCGGATTGCAGTTAAAAAAGTATTTTGAATTTTCAAGCGAACATCTTGCAACTGCCTGTTCAACAAAACTTCTCGGCATAAGTGCCACCTCATCAAGCATAACGCCACCCAATGTCATACCCTGAATAAGTGAAGCACTCGATTCATCTCTGCCGCCAAAAAGATAATAACGATTAGTCACATTTCCCCTTGAAATTGTAATCATATTTCTGCTAACCCTGTAATCAACGCTGAAACCAAGTTCTTTAAGCGTTGGCAAAAGCGGAGTAATAACATTTCTGCGAAGTGAAGAAATTGTTTTTCCGCAAATGGCAAACGAAGTATCGCTAAAAGCATAAAATGACCAGCAGATAAACGAAATACCCATACAAAGCGTTTTGCCTGACCTAACCGCTCCGTCACAAATAATACCGTTTTTATCTTTAACATCACTGCCCTTGCACCACCAATTAAGCACTGAAAGCTGCTTTTGTGAAAAAGGAATAAATTTATTCATCTAATTCCCCCATATAGTGCTTTTTAGTTGCCTGAGTGCTTTTTTCAAGTGCTTCGTAAAACGATGTTGGCGAATTATCGCTTTTTTCATTCACCATTTCTCTGATTTTGTCAATTGCTTTGAGCCTGTCAAAAAATTTTATTTCCATTCCGCCGCCTCGAGGTCGCTTGATTTCACTTACATTAAATAAATCAAGCTTCGGCAATTTTTCAATAATTTCTTCCTCCGGCTCAAAAAGCAGGCTTACCGCATCCGTAACTTCTCCGAATGCAAGGCGCCGTAATCCGTCGCATACCTCCTTTTCGCTTATCTTTTTTCTGCGTGACAT